AACGCAACGGAAGCCGAGTACTTAGAAAGGTACGGCGTGCCACGCTATAAAAACTACGACGTATTTCGCTCGGCTCTTTGCAGGTGGTTAGCCCAGGGGCGTAATAAATAAGATTTGTTAACACGGCAGAATTAAAGAGGTTGTAATTTGCGGGCGATGAATCTACGATTTTGGGAACGGAAAACAGAAAAGCGGTCAATGCTAACGCAACCCGCGGACTGGTTCGTTAACACTTTAAACAATATTTTTGGCTACCAAACTAAAAGCGGCCAAGCCGTAAATAATACAACGGCGTTAAGCATTGCATCCGTGCACGCTTGCGTTAGAGTTATTGCTGATGGAATCGCGGGGCTTGGTTTGAAGTTGTATAAAGATGATGGGCAGAATAGGGATCAAATTATAATCCACTACGCCACAGCTTTAACTAACGAGCCGAATCCCTATCAAACTAAATACGATTTTACAAAGTACATGACTAGCCACTTGGCGCTAACTGGTAACGCTTACGCTTTTATTAATCGCGATGTGCGAAACATTGGCATCGAGTTGCACCCAATCGCGCCGCAGTACGTTACCCCTGTTATGCAGGACGGCCTTTTGTTTTACAAGGTTACACTCGCAGGATACCCGGGCATGATCCCTGCAACGGAAATGCTACACTTCAAAGGAATGTGTGGCGATAATCCGCTAGTAGGTTTGAGCCCAGTAGTATTGCATGCGGAAACTTTAGGTATTGACTTGGCCGCCATTAGTCAGAGCGCGGGCGTTTATAAAAATGGAGTATTGAAATTTTTGTTAACGTCAGACGCCCAAATAAAAATAGATCAAGCAGGGCCTTTGAAAAAATCCCTCGACGATGTTATAGACGGGGCAAGCCGTAGCGCTGTGCTTCCTAACGGCATCAAGATGGAGAAATTAAGCCTAAGCCCTGAAGAGGCACAGTACTTGGAGACCCGTAAATTTAGCAGCGAGGAAATCGCACGAATCTTTGGAGTTCCCGCGTCAATGATTGGCGCAACCGCAGGGATTAAGTCAAGCGTTGAACAGGAATACCAAGACTTCTACGCGCGTACTTTGATGAGCTACGCTATTAACATCGAGCAGGAACTAGCACGCAAGCTGTTAACAGAAAATGACAAGCTTACATATTACTTTAAATTTAATTTTAACTCACTATTGAGGGCCTCCGCTAACGAGCGAGCAGACTATTATAACAAAGGCATCCGCGGCGGCTGGCTTTCTAGAAACGAGGCGCGGGTTTATGAGGATGTTAACGGTTTTAGCGGAGGCGACGAATATTTAATAGAAGCCAACTTAATGCCTAGCAGTCAGATTAACGAGTATATGGATGCGAAGATTGCAAACCTTATGGCTACGGCAGACAAAAACAATAACCCCGAGGGCGTAAATAATTTAGAAAATAATTAAAATGAAACAAGAGAGGCGCACAATTACGGGCAGCGTTCACACCAGAGCAGACGGCGAAGGTATGCCTAAAGAAGTCGGCGGAATTGCTGCCGTTGTTAATTCAGTTACTGACCTTGGATATTTTGAGGAGGTTATAATGGCGGGGGCCTTTGACAACGCTTTGGCTAAAGAGTACGATATTCGTTGTTTATTTAACCATGAAGCCGACTTAATTTTAGGCCGCACAAAGGCAGACACTTGCAGAGTATTTGTAAATGGTGACGGTAATTTAGAATATACTTGGATACCAGATTACGAGAACCCTACGCACATGTCAGTGGTTCGCAGCATTATGCGCGGAGACATTACGCAGAGCTCATTTGCTTTTACAATTAAAGAACAGAACTGGAGCGAAAGCGAAAAATACGGTAGCATGGGCAAGCGTTCAATTACAATGATTGAAAGCCTTTACGATGTTAGCCCCGTTACTTACCCTGCTTATGAAGATACAGAGGCAGACGCTCGCAGTATTGCAGCAATAAGAGACCAAGAGCTAGAGATTGAAGCGGCAAAACAAAGCCAAGTCAGCGCGGATATTTTAAAACTTGCTTTAGCCAGATACACAAACTATTAAAAAAACAAAAATCATGAATAAAATTAAAGCCCTAAAAGAAGAGCGTGGACGTTTGCTCGGCGAATTGTCTACCTTGCAGTCAACTATCGAGCGCGAAGCGCGTTCTATGGCTGACACTGAAACTAACCGCTTAAGCGAAATCGAAGCCCGTTTGGGTGCGATTAAAGCAGAGGTTGAAACCCTAGAGAAATTGCAAAATCTTGCAGCTCAGGCAGCAGGCCACAGCGCAAGCCGTAGCGAGGAAAAAGAAAAGTCAAACATGGCTAAAGATTACAGCTTTAAGCGCGCGATGGAAATGGCTATTACTGGCCGTCGTGAAGGCGTTGAGGGTGAATTTTCTGCAATGGGTGGCGAAGAGTTCCAGCGTTCAGGCGTTAGCGTTTCTGCTCACTCTATCAAAATCCCATCTGAAGTATTTAAGCGCGATATGACTGCCACAGGCGGAAGCTCAGGCTCTGAAGGTGGCGTAAATATCCAAACTTCAGTAGGTTCTATTATTGACATTTTGCTACCAAAAACTGTTTTAGCAGGTTTGGGCGTTCAGCGTTTGAGCGGGTTGGTTGGAAACTTGGATTTACCAACTGCTAGCACTTTGCCTTCAGCAGGTTGGAATACTGAAAATGGTTCTGCTACTGAGAAGAGCCCAGCGTTCAGCAAAATCACTTTGAGCCCTAAGCGTTTGGCTGCCTATATTCAGGTATCTAATCAGCTTATGCTGCAATCTAGCAACTCGATTGACGGGTACGTTCGCAACTGGCTATTAAACGCTATGGCGCAATCTTTGGAAACTGCTGCTATTAAAGGCGGTGGCTCTAACGAGCCTACTGGTATTATCGCAAACGCTAACGTAAACGTAACTTTCGCAGGTGGCGCAACTTCTAACAGCACAAACGCTAACGGAGCCGCTCCAGTTTGGGCCGACGTAGTGAACTTGATGAAAGCAGTTGAAAACGCTAACGGTAACGGAGTTGCTTACTTGACTAACCCAACTGTAAAAGCCAAATTGCAAACCACTAGCCGCCAAGCTTCAGGCGTTGAAGGTAACTTCATTTGGCCTGCAGGTGGCACAGACTTGAACGGTTACAATGTTCAAACTACTACCTTGGTTCCTAGCAATTTGTCTAAAGGTAACGCTACTACTTTGTCAGCTTTGATTTTTGGAGACTTCTCTAAAATGGCTGTGGCAAACTGGGGCGGAATGGAGTTAACAGTTGACCCTTATTCTGGTGCTACTGCTGGCTTGACTAACGTAGTTCTTAACGCTTATTTGGATACTGCCCTATTGCAGCCTGCGGCCTTCGCAGTTTGTAAGGACATCGTAGCCTAATAACTTGCCCGCTCGGGGGCTTTAAAGTCCGAGTGCTGTGGGGAGTATTGAGTTGCTCCCCTCGGGCCAAATGTTAGTAAAATTTTTAATTAATCCAACAGGGCACTTTAACCTAAGTTACAACTTGGGCGAAGTGGTAGACATTGAAACAAAGCAAGCCGAGTTACTACTTGAGGCTGGAGCTGTTGAAATTGTAGCTACACCTAAGCCGAGTAAAAAGAAACCGACTAACCCAGAGACCGAATTAGACGCCGAATAATGTTTAAATCTAGAAGATACACAGCCTTTGCAAATGTAGCCACAGACTACTTGAGTTTGGCCGATGCTAAGCAGCATTTGCGCGTTACTGCCTCAGACGATGACAGTTATATTAGTGGTCTTATTAGTATGGCCGTTGACGCCTGCAGCAATTATTTGGGATACTCTATAAAGAAGGGAACGGCTAAATATGGCTTTGATAGCTTTACGGGCTCGCCTGCGCTAATCAATCCCGTAAACGGTCTAAACATACCTAGCGGCAATTACTTGCGCGTAAATAGCCGCGTGTTGGCTGTTAACTCTGTGAGCTATGTAAACAGCAGCCAAGCGGTAACGGCATTTAACGGCAGCGATTGGTTAGTAGCACCTGACCCAATGGGCAACTACTCACGAAATATCTTTATCAATACTGCGCCCGACTCAATCACAGACGATACAATTAAATACATTATCGAAGTATCTGAAGGATTTAATCCAGTGGGCACAGCAAGCGTTGACCCAGATACTATTTTTCCAATGGCAATTAAACATGCCGCCTTGCTTTTGGTAGGTCAGTATTACGATAACAGGAATGCGATCGTAGTAGGAACCATCCAAAGCAAAATATCTTTAGGCTTTGAGTATCTTTTAGACCCTTACAAAATCCAAATCATACTATAATGCAAGCGGGATCTATGGACGTATTGGTAAGCCTGCAGAGTTATGCGGAAACCATCGACCCAAATACAGGCGAGAAATTACAAACGTGGACCGAATACGCAACGGCTTGGGCTCAGCGTGTAGAGCAGGAAAGCGGAAGCGAGCAAGTGAATGCGGACCGCAGAGAGCATAAGCAAATTGTTTACTATACTATCCGCTATAATTCAGCGGTAAGCGTTAAGCATAGAATAGTCGACGCGGGGCTTAATCACAACATTGTTAACATTGCAAACCTAGCAAGGAATTTATATTTGAAGCTACAAACGGAACTAACAGAGTGAGCAAAAACGTTGAAAATATTGCCGAGGTTATAGACGCCTTAAAAGCAATGGGGGTCGAAATCGACAACCCCGAATTTCAGCGCATGCTTAAAGCTCAGGCATTACCAATAATTAGTAGTGCAAAGAACTTAGCGCCAAAGGAAGGCGGAGACTTGGCGGCATCAATCGGCTTTATTACTGGCAAGGATAAAGACAATAAAACGAAAGTGCTTATCGGATTGCGCAAGGAATACGAAAATAATTACCTTGGCCCAATGTTTGAATTTGGCGTACCAACAAATCGTATCCAATCAACAACGGGCAGAGACACAGGAATATTAGAACCCCGGCCATTTATGCGCCCGGCATTAGATCAAAACGCGGGCCGAGTAACGGACGGAATTATAAACGGCGTGGATAAAATCCTAGCCAAATTAGCAAAGAAAAATAACTTAATATATAAATAATCATGCCAACCACAGGACCAGTTAACGGCACGCTCATAAGCATCTATAAAGATGTGAGCGGCACACTTAAAAAAATCGCTAACGCGACATCTAACTCGCTCGACATTTCTAAGGATATGATCGACGTTACAAGTAAAGACAGCGCAGGCGCGAAGGAATTTATCGCGGGTGAGTATGGCTACACTTTGAACGTTGAAGCAATCTTTGAAGATGACTCAAGCGTAGGAGCTTCACAAGTTTCGTACAAGGATTTGGTAACAGATTTGCTTGCGGGTACTTTATTGACTATCGTCATGACATCAAACGTAACGGGAGACGAAAAATATAGTGGCTCCGCTTTCTTTAGTAGCTTGAGCTTGAGCGCACCAAACAATGACAAAGCAACTTGGACGGGAACCTTGCAGGGATCTGGAGCTTTGACCTTGGGTACTGTTGCTTAATAGTATTATATTTGTGCCATGAGCACTACAATTAAACTAGGGGGTGCTGAGCATCCCCTTTTATTTAACATGAATAGCCTGCGCAACATTATGGAAGTTGCAGGCATGGAAACTTTTGCGGATTTAAACCTACAAAAGGACTTGGCAAAAAGTATGGACTTTGCTTTAAGCTGCGCGTTTTATGGAATTTTAGAAGGCTACGAGGCGCAAGATAAAAAGACGCCTTACCCAACCGTGCAAAAGTTAGGCGCGGCGATTAAAAAGTTTCAGGAAATCAGCCCAGCGTTGGAAGGTTTCACGGCTGCAATTACAGAATTTTTTGCACCTGCTGAAGAGTCAGCGGGGGAGTAAATGCCAAGGGCGAAGGCGCACCGCTAACTTGGCGCAAGATTGAGCGCATAGCTTACGGCGAAATGATGCTAAGCGAAAGGGAGTTTTTAAAGTCTACGCCTCGCTTTTGGCGTTTGAAATTGGAAGGTATGCGCGAAGCTCAGCAGCAGCAGTACAGAAACCATTGGGAAATAACCCGCTGGGCGGTTGCTACGGGTATGGCTCCACACTTAAAGAAGCCCATAGAACCCAAACGGCTGTTAACATTTCCTTGGGAGCAGTCCGATTACCTATCAATACACGACGCTTTAAAGTTATATTCGCATGTGTTTGATAAGTTAACCCCAGACGCGAAAGCATGAGCGCACCTATAAAAATAGTCTATTCAATTTTAAGCAATGCGGCGGGGGTTACTTCGTTAGTAGGCACGCGGATAAACCCCGTTAGAATCCCGCAAGAGTCAGCATTTCCCGCGATCAGTTATAACCTTGTTTCCATTGCAGCCAACCCAACCAACAGCGGCCACAGTCGCACAGAGTTTGCAAGGGTGCAAGTTAATGTTTATGCTACAAGCTTTGCCGATGCCATCGAGTTGAGCGGGCAAGTTAGGGCGGCTTTTGATGACGCTGTAACGCCTGACACTTATAACGATTCTTACGTTCAATTAATTGAATATGACGGCGAGAATCACACAGCAGACGATACGGCGGCGTTTGCGGGACTTTACCAAATTTCTCAGGACTATTTACTAAACTATATTTATACTTCGCCTGCACCTGCTGCAGAGTCTTTTATCCTTTTGGAAAGTGGGGACTTTGTGCTTTTGGAAACTGGTGATAAAATTATAATCTAATGGCTAAAAGTTTAAATATTGTTATAGGCGCCGACATCGAGAAACTGCGCGAAGGGTTTAACAAAGCCATTGCAGTAGTTCAAAAGAGCAGCAACCAAATGAGCGCCGAGGTTGCTAAGTCGGCTAAGTCGATGGAAGAACGTTTGGCGTCTATTGCTACGCGCAACCCAACAATGGGAAGCGTTAGGCAGTTAACCCAATTAGCGATGGAAGCCCGGGCATTAGGTCCAGAGTTTGCGCAAGTTGCCAATGAAATAATTAAACAGGCGGGCCGCATGAAGGACAGCATCGCGGACACGCGTGCGGAGGTTGGATATTTTGCGAGTGATACGCGTCGATTGGATGCGGTGCTAGGTGGAGTGCAGGCGGCGGCGGGAGCCTTTGGAGCGATGCAGGGAGCCATGCAATTAGCAGGCTTGGGCGGAAAGGATTTGCAGGAGGCAATGGTTAAGCTGCAATCTGCTATGGCAATCGTCAACGGATTGACTGCGGTAGGTAATGCCCTACAGGCAGAAAGCGCAGTGCGACAAGGACTAAGCGCAGCGGCTACTAGCATTTATACAGCAGCAACTAACGGCGCAACCGTTGCAACTAGGGCAATGAATTTAGCGCTAGCGGCGGGGCCTTGGGTAATCCTTACGGCATCTATTGCAGCGGTTGGATACTTGCTAAGTAAACTTGCAGCAGAAACCGCAGCAGTTGAAAAAAATATCGAGCGTTTAAAAGAAGCACAAAGCGAGCTGCTATCTAACGGCGAAAAGAAAATTAAAATAGAGGAGCGCCGTTTGGAGCTTGCGATTGCAACAGCAAAAGCAGAGGGCAAAAGTGAAAAGTTTATTTTAGACTTAAAACGCAAAAGCCTAGAAACTCAAAAAGGATTATACAAACAGGCGGGCATTGATGCCATGCACTTGATTGCTAGGCGTCAAGATGATGAGTTAAGAATAACTAGAGGCGCCGCAGAACAGGCTGAGGTTCGTAAAAAATACGAAAAGGAAAGCCTACAAGTTCGCACAACTTTAAACGAGGCTTACCAAAATAAAGTACACTCGCTCGCACTGGATGAAATCGAAGCCAATAAAGTAGTAGGCAAGGAAAAAATAAAGATTACCAAAGCGGTTATTAAAGAGACTGAGCAGCTCACCGCAAAGAATACAGGCGGCAGTTTATTGGCTCCAGTTGACCCAATCGTAAAGCAATCAATGGCCGATGTATTGGCCGAGCTTGACAAGATCCCGCCTGTATTGGATGACATAAGAAGCGAGCCATTATTTACAGATATAATTGAAGAGGGCCCTGCGGTTGTTGCTACTACCGTAGAGGTAAGCGACGCGTTTAAAACGATGGCAGACCGCAACAGTGCAAGTTTTCAACAGCACGCAAGCGCTTTAAATGCATCGGCAATTAAAACGGCAGAATGGGCGGCCAAAACAGAGACTGCGCTAGACGCTATTAATGCAGCCTTTGCCGAGTTACAAATGCAAACGGCTGAGAACATGGCGCAATTTATTGCAGACATGGCAACAGGCGAAGAAGGTGCAGGCAAAAACTTTGGTAAAAATATGCTAGGCGCGATTGCGGGATTTATGCAAACTTTAGGAAAGGCTTTAGTAACCACGGCCATAGCGTCGGAAGCCTTCCAAAAATTAATCGTAGCCAATCCGATAGCGGCGGCGGCTGCAGGTATTGCTTTGATGGCGGGTGCGGCAATCGTGCGTAATACTTTATCAAAGGGCCCAGAAGTTACAGCGTTTGCCGACGGTGGTATAGTTAGCGGTCCAACGCTCGGACTTATGGGAGAATATCCTGGGGCGAGTTCTAACCCTGAAGTTATAGCGCCGTTAGATAAGTTAAAAGGAATGTTAAAGACAAACGACAGCAACGGCTTTGTAGCCTCTACAAGTATACAGGGACGCGATTTGGCAATAGTTTTGGAACGATACAACAGAGACTCTAGCAGAGGATAAGATGGCACGAATTTACTACGGCTCATTTAAGAGCATACAAGATATCGATTATAGAGTTGAGTTGTGGGATGCGCCTAGCGGTTCTACAAGCTCAGGCACCGAGTTAATTTTGGCAGGCGAAGGCTTTGAAATTGACAGGCAGGGCGAAGGTACTGCAACCTATGAAGATTTTTTAAGGCCCTCAAGATGTTCGACCGAGTGGGTGATGCCAAACAATACTGTACTGGCCGACTTTATTTCAATTAGCACAGAGGCTGAAAATAACTGGGCGATGATTGTTTATCGCGAAGATGTAGCTATTTGGATAGGCCGAGTTGTTGCCGATCAGATGACGCGGCTACGTGAGGCTATCCAAGCAAAGCCGAGGATAAAACTTGCGGCGGTCGATGGCTTGGAATTGTTAAAAGGTTTTCGGGTTAGTGATCTGTGGTTTACGGACGGCATAATTACAGGGTCGCAACTTTTTCGCAAGTGCCTAGAGCAAATTGAACTAAGCCAGTATTGGGTAGTTTTAGGCATTAACACAAATTACTTTTATGATGCATCTTTAATGTATGCCAGCGCGGCCGCATTGAAAGGGATTCACCTGCTGAGTTTTAATGTTAACGCGTTTGTGAAAAACTTTGACCCTATGAAAGATGTGCGGGCCATTGATGTAGACGCGGGATATTATGCCGACAGTAACATGCTTACCTGCACCGAGGCGATGGAGCAAGTGTGCAGCGCCTTGCAAGTTCGATTTATTCACGAAATGGCAGGTTATTGGATGGTGCCAGTAAACGGTTATTTTAATACCACGCTTGCCTATCGCCGTTACTCCTATACACTCGGCTACCAAGGCACGGGCACCTATACCCACAGGCAGACATTGGCAAGCCCACGGCCACAATGGGAAGCTAAGCCATCGCTTTACTACCAACCCGCGGCTAAGTTGGTTAGGTTAGATACCCAGCGTAAATTGGTGGGAAGCGTATTTCGTACATATGCCAACTCTTCTAACGCGCTATACACTGCTGAATTTACAGATATACCGACAGGAAGCAATCCAGACGAGGCGCCTATTAAAGTCAAAATCGTAGCTAAGTTTCAGAGGTCATACCCAAGCGGGAAAGTAGAAAACAAAACAGGTGTAAATTTTGTCATATGGGTAACCAACGGTACAACGCTTTTGTATCTGCAACCAAATGGATACTGGGACACTACCTATCAAACATATAACGAAGAAATAGATACGCGTGGGCAACGCACTACGTGGAATAGTTTTGCAGTGGAAAGGCAATGCACAAGCGCGCCCGCAGGATATACAACAATTAAAGCAACCGTAAACGTAAAAGGGATTGTCAAACAATATAGTAAAAGCGGAGGCTGGCAAGTTTTCGGGCTAGTAGATAAGGCATTTTGGGGATCTGTGCAGGTTGCTTTTGCGGATAACTCAGCGTATAACAACCCCGATTTTATTTTTGACATTGAAGAAATATTTACTCCCGGCACAACTTCAGCGCTGAATAGTACCGAAATAAATTTAAACATTGCTCACTATTCAAGCGATTCAAAATATGCAGTAGGCAATATCTTGGCATTTAACGGAACAATAAATGTCGTTGCTGACGATTGGTTTGGTGGTTGGGATTCAGTAACGCATGGAACTCTTACAGAAATAATAGGCAATGCAGTAGGGGGTTGCTATAAAGATTTTTTGCAGGTGGTGCGGGGGGCTTGGCTGGACTCGGGAACATTGACAGCGATTAAAACTTTATACTTTGACGGCGGCGCTTGGGTATTAAATGGCTGTAGATTTCAAGCAAAATCCGAGTTATGGGATGGGGAGTGGCTGTATTTGGCGCCTACTTATTCAGGGCTTACGTCAACGGGCGAGGGTTACAAAATTGACCCAAACAAAAACGACGATAAAGTAAATTACGCACTGGAAGCTGTGGCCGATATTAATGGATCGATTACTTTTGTTCCCGAGCAGGTGTTGGAATTTTTGGTTAATGATGCGGACCAACCTATAACAGTGCAGCCTACACAGGATACCCAGTACGAGGTAATGCTAAAATATACAGATAGCACTGAGGCGGTTACTTGGTCATTACAAGAACACGGCACCTTTAAAACTTACACCGCTGGCACAAGCTCACTGGATGTAAACTTCGAGGGGCACATTGGAAATACTGCGGGCGGTTCTGTTATATTAAATTTGCCTGCTGTAGCTACACAGAAAGGGAAAAAATATTACTTTGTAAAGTCGGGGTCTTCGCATACCTTCAGGATAAATGCAGCCACTGGAGAAAATATAAACGGCACAGATCACTTCCTTTTAAATACAAACTACGATTCGCATACGATTATTTGCGACGGCACCAAGTGGTTTATAATTGCAGCTCATCCGTAATTTGTTAACATCCAAGGGGTGGAGTAGTTGTATTTTTGAGACATGGCCAACCAAAAAATAAGCGAATTAACCGCCATTGCCACCATTGACAACGCGACGGATGTTCTGCCCATTGTTGACACGTCGGCAACTACTACCAAAAAGATAACGCTAACACAGGTTAAGACTAGCCTAGCGTTAAATAATGTTGACAATACTAGCGACGCAAACAAGCCAGTAAGCTCAGCGCAGCAGACGGCTTTGGATGCTAAGCAAGCAACACTTGTATCAGGAACAAATATCAAGACCATTAACGGGGCAACAGTATTAGGGTCTGGTAATATTTCAATCAGTTCGGCAGTTGCTTGGGGTGGGGTTACTGGCACTTTGTCAGACCAAACCGATTTGCAAACTGCTTTGGATTTGAAGGTTGACGAAAACGCAGCAATCACTGGAGCGACTAAAACCAAGATCACCTACGATGCAAAAGGCTTGGTAACTGCTGGAGCGGACTTGGCAGCAGGTGATTTGCCTACTGGTATAGATGCTGCAAAAATTAGCACGGGATTAATCAGCAATGCTGAGTTTGATTATTTGAATGGCTTGACGGACAATATCCAAACACAGTTCACAGGTAAGCAAGATACTTTGGTATCTGCAACCAACATCAAGACGATTGAAGGACAATCTTTGCTTGGTAGTGGAAACATTGATTTGGCAAAAGGTGATGTTGGTTTGGGCAATGTTGACAATACTTCAGATGCAAACAAACCCGTATCGACTGCAACACAAACGGCACTTGATGCCAAGACAAACAAACTTATTGTAACCAACCGACAAACGGCATCCTATACCTTAGTGTTAGGTGATGCCGATAAGTTGGTGGAGATAAACAATGCGAGTGCAAACAACTTGACAATTCCTTTGAATAGTTCGGTAGCATTTGCCACAGGTACTCAGATACTTTTGGCACAATACGGAGCAGGTCAAACCACCATCGTTGCAACGAGTGGCGTAACGGTGCGAAGCAACGGGGCAAAGTTGAAATTGAACGCTCAATATAGCGGTGCAACTTTGATTAAGATTGCTGAAAATGAATGGTATTTATTTGGAGATATAGCATCGTAATATGATACTTTCAACACACGGTATTGTTGGTTCACAAATCCAATCCTTTGTGGGATTATTGGATACTTACCCAAGTGCTGCGGCTGCGTATTCATT